TGGGTGGTGTAACTTATGTAGATATTAAATGTGCTGCCACAAAAGACAAAGAGCGTATTCCGACCAGCGATGAATACACAAAGGTAAATATAAATGTTGAAAGCAGACAGAAGATTGTGGTTGTAAATACGAGAATTGAGGTGGTGTATAGTGGACATTCTTGATAAATGGTTGGATGATTTACCGCAACAGTTTCAAGGAAAGAAATACATAGAAGCCCTTATTTCGGTGTTCGCAAAGCAATTAGAGGATTTATATAAGGTATTCAAACAGCTTGATACAGAGACAGATTTAGATAGTGCTGTTGGTATGAATTTGGATATGGTCGGAGATATTGTGACACTTACACGAAAAGAAGCTGGTGTTCTTGCGGGTATTGATGTTGAGGATCCTGTTATTAGCGATGAGAGGTACCGCCAGTTCTTAAAGTATCAGATGCTGGTTAATACAAATGAATGTACCTATCATGATCTTATGGATGGATTGGCATTATTATGGGATGTATCTCCGATTTATTACAGAGAGGATCCGGCTCTTCCTGCCGTGATTATCCTCACAATGCCATTTCTTACACCGGGCGGAAAAGTTGTTACATTGGGTGAAGTTCCGATGGTAAAGCCGGCAGGAGTCAGAATTGAATTCGAGTATTATATTAAGGCTATTGTTGAGGTAGCCTTTAATTTTTGGATATCATCCTATGAAGTACCGAGATGCAACACTATTGTTTGCGGCACACACCCAAAGAGAGCAACACTTGGAACTATAATTGAAGTTCGCTGTGAACAGGATGTGAATGCCCTGATAGCAGCTTTTGAATCAAGCAAAACAGGTACAATTCGGATAGGCGGAACTGCATATAATGCGACACTTGGACAATTGCTTAAAAAGGATATAGAAATTGAGATTGACAGCAACCTACAAATCGTAGACTTTCTGCAGTCTGGACAAAGTGTGGCAGGATTAAAGCCGAATAAGGCAAAGAAGGGAATGATAATTCCGAAAGATATTCTTATCGATGGAAGCACATATTTACAGAAATACAACATGCCAGCTTCTGGCCGTCAAACATCTGGCGGTGGAGTGCTGGCTGATTCTTTATCCGTGGATGTTCAGAGCGGCATACAAGCTGAGGAAAATATAATGCTTGGAACATCAACCGAGATATATGCTTCTCCAGAGCACAAAGCTGGTAAAGCATATAAGACGCTTGCTGTTTCATCATCAGAAACAGAGGCAGATGTAAATGTATTCATTGCTTCGGCTACCATCAGGCGATGTGGAACCAGAAGCTGTGGAAATAAAGAATAGGAGGTAGCAAGATGGGATTCTGGGAAAAAGATTTTCTCGACAGAAGACGGCAGGAATGGATGAGCTCTATTCATAAATTCCAGTACCAAGTAAATGGAAATTGGTATGATGCCAAAATCAATAGTAAGAAAATCACAGGCAACAAGATTGTTTTTATTGTAAGTTTGCTCACCACTCCCAAGACAGCCCACACA